AACGGGTTTGACATGGAAAAGATACCGCAGGGACCGACGACTTGGTCTTATTCCATGAAGCAGTTAGGCGGTTTATTGGAAGACCATAAGATTATCTACCAGAACAATCCGATAATGCGCTGGTGCCTGCTGAATACGGCGGTGAAATCTACGAACCGCGACGGCATAAACACTATCCAGCCTGTGAAGTCAAGCTCTACCAAAAGGATAGACGGAATGGTAGCGCTCCTGAACGGAATGGTCGGATATAATAATCACTATGACGAGTACGTGAGATACGTGAAGTAGGGGAAAAATAAATGGATTTTAAATCAGCGATGAAAATAATATTCGGACGAGGAGAGAAGATAACCAGCGGGACATGGAAAGAAATCGGGGGCTATAACTCGCAGTTCTCGTCATTCGGTGCGGACGCATACGCGAACGAAGTGGTGCGCGCGTGCATAAGGACTTTATCCGAACACACCTCAAAGGCAAACGTCAAGGTCCTGCGTGACGGTCTGGCAGGCGACAGGAACTTGCAGAGACTAATTGAGTACAGACCTAACCTGTATATGAACGGCAAAGACTTTCTGTATAAGGTAAGGACTTTGCTTGAGATTAACAACGTCGCGTTTATCTACATAATGCGCGATGACTTCGGGAAGTGTACAGGATTATATCCAATGCCGTCAGCACAGTATGAGGCGGTAGATTATCAAGGCAGACTGTACATCACTTTCAGGTTCAATTCGGGTGCGGTCATGACGCATTCGTGGGAGGACTTGGCAGTCCTAAGGAAAGACTACAACAAGTCAGACATATGGGGTGATGAGAATAACTCAATAGTCACAAGCCTGGACTTACTGAACACTACCAATCAGGGCATGGCGAACGCTATCAAGTCAACCGCGAATTTAAGGGGCATACTGAAATCCACAAAGGCTATGCTTTCTGGACCTGATAAAAAGAGATTAAAAGATGAATTCGTCGTTGACTATATGAATATGGCGAACGGCTCAGGCATAGCCTCACTTGACAGCACGCAGGAATTCGTGCCAATCGCACTACAGCCTCAAATCGCGAACTACAAAAACATCGAGGAATTGAGAAACAATATCTATCGGTACTTCGGGGTAAACGAGGAAATCATAATGGCTAAAGGCGACAGCGACAAGCGTGAAGCATTTTATGAAGCAAGGATTGAGCCGTTCCTCTTGGCATTAAGCCTTGAACTCACAAACAAGGTTTTCACCGACAGGGAACGCGGTTTCAATAATCAGATCGTATTTGAAAGCAACAGAATGAGCTATATGTCTATGAGCGAGAAGCTCGCGCTTGTAGCAATGGTAGACAGGGGCGCGATGACGCCTAACGAGTGGCGCTTGGCATTGAACCTCGCACCGATTGAAAATGGCGACAAGCCGATTAGAAGATTAGATACAGCAGTAGTACAAGATACGGAGGAACAAGATGATAACCAAAGACAGGATATATAGGAACTTTGAGGTCAGGGTGCAGGACGAGGGAATGATAGTAGAGGGTTACGCCGCTACATTCGACCAGCCAGCTGTTATGTATGAATATGAAGGGACCGAATACAAAGAAGTAATCGCAAGAGGCGCGTTCGACGGCACACAGATGAACGATGTCGTGATGAACTTTGACCATCAGGGAAAACCAATCGCGAGGACTAAGAACAACACATTGACATTAACCATTGACGATGTAGGGTTAAGAGCAAGAGCGGACCTGTCAGGCACGGAAGCAGGCAGGACGATTTACGAAGAAATCAAAGCAGGATATATAGACAAGATGAGTTTCGCTTTCACGGTAGCAGATGAAAGCTACGACAAGGCAACTCATACGCGGAGCATTAATAAAGTCAAACGGCTTTACGATGTCGCCGCCGTCAGCATTCCTGCATATGATACGACCTCAATTCAGGCAAGGTCATTCTTTGAAGCGGAGGCTGAAAAAGAGAAAGCGGAGGCAAGAGCCGCGCTGGAATTGGCAAGAGCGAAATACTTTTATGGAGGTACAAAATGAATTTAGACGAAATGAACCTTGAAGCAGTAGTAGGCGAACTTGCGAAACTTGATGAAGAAGTCAGGAACGCTACCGACGCCGAATTCGTCATCAAGGCGGCAGAAACCAAAAAAGACCTGTTAACACGCAAAAATGAATTGGAAGATTTAGAACAGCGCAAACAGGCAGCACTCGACATCACGGTGCAGAAAATCGAACCAGTAATAATTGAAACAAGAAAGGAAACAAAAATGGACTTTGAAAAAATGACACCCTCTGAAATAAGGGGAACAGAAGAATACAGAAGCGCGTTCCTTAAGGGACTGCTCGGACAGCCTTTGAACGAAGTTGAAAAAAGAACAAACCAAATGGCTACAACCGACGCACTGGGCGTAGTTCCGACAATCACACAGGAGAGAATATTCAACAAACTTAAAGAATATGCACCTCTGTTAAGCGAGATAACACTCTTGCAGGTACCAGGCAACGTTTCATTTGTAGTCGAAGGCACAAACAACGCAGCAGCAATCCATGTTGAAAACGCTCTCATCACTCCAGCAGCTGACGCGACAGTAGAAGTCAAGCTCGGCGGATATGAAATCGTTAAGATATTGAGAATATCAGCAACAATCCAGGCGATGGGCATCAACTCATTCGAGAGCTGGCTTGTTGACGTAATCTCCGAAAACATATCAGCAAAAATAGGATCATACCTTATCTACGGCTCCGGCTCATCAATGCCTGAGGGCGTTGACTACGCAAGGGCTTGGTCTGACGGCACAACAGCAGTGCAGTGGGAGGCAGCAACACCGACTTATTCAGAACTTGCAGAGCTTGTAGGCTACCTCAAGGCGGGATATCACAGACGCGCAAAATGGCTCATGAACTCAACAACATTCTGGTCACAGATACTGCCTGCTTCCGATAACAGCAAGGTCAAGATACTGACCGACGACTTTAAGAGGCTTTTAGGCTATCCGATACTGTTAGACGACAACTGCGTAACAGGGGATATTTTCTTCGGCGACTTCAAGAAACTCGTCGGAAACCTCTCTCAGAATATCAAAGTTGACCGTTCAACTGAAAGCGGATTCGTTTACAACTCCATAGACTTCAGGGGAACAGCGATATTCGACAGCAAGATAGCAGTCGGAGAAGCATTTGTTAAAGGCGCAAAAGTCCTGACAGCAGGAGCATAAGGGGGATAACATGGGAAGATTTTTAGGTTCATTAGGGACAGACGCATACAGCGGCGAAGTCGAGGAGATGAAACTCGGCAGATACCATGTAGCGGCTTGTCCTCAAAAAGACACAGACGCGGTAATGGCTGCTGTAAAGAGGGTTAAGACTACGGCATGGGTAGCTTCCTATGCGCAGCTTACCAACTCAACCACTGACACCATCAATTTCACCGCGCCTATGATGGCAGGTGCAGTGCCGAACGACAAAGTGAAGTTCAAACTCGCCACATCGTCAAACGACGCCATGTCAGTAGCAATAGGCACAGGGGATAGCATAGACACAGTCACTGTTACCCTTGCGAATACCACCGCAGACAACAACACCGCCGCTAAAATCCAGGCAGCAGTCAGGGCATTAGGCACAGTCAACGGAATTGACGTGTCGGGCATAACTTGCACAGGTTCAGCACAATGGGACGCACGCACGGTCGCAAAAAACGATGACACAGCAGTCGCTATGGCAAACGGCGTTACAGGCGACTATGACGAATATACCACAGGCTTCACCAATCCAGGAGTGCCGAGAACTATCACGGCTACATCTGGCGGTACAGCCAACGATATAGGGGCAGTAGCGGTCTATATCTACGGCACAGACTATCAGGATAACGCAATCGAGGAACAACTTCCGTATTTCACAGCAAACAGCGCGACAACCGTTGAAAGCACTCGGGCATATAAGACCGTTACAAAGGTCATGATTCCAGCGCACGACGGCGCAGATGCAACGACATCAATCGGTTTTGGTAACGGCATAGGGCTTCCATACTTACTTGATCATAATGTCGGCATGAAGCTCGCAATCGGCGGAGTGGAAGATACGAACGCGGCTACTTTTAATATTGACGCGGACGAGATAAGCAAAAACTACGTAGCCATAAACGCATCTACTACATTAGACGGAGTCAAGGACGTAGACATCTATATGTGGCTTTAGGAGGAATAAATCATGGCGGTAACTCAATCATATTTGGCAAAACTTAGACGAGCAGTAAGGCGCAACGCGAACAGCGACATCGACGCCGAACTGACTGACATCATAAATGAGTGCCGCGATGACCTCGAAAGCGTAGGGATAGTTAAAGCGGACGACGAAACCGACAGCCTCATTCTTGGGGCTGTGCGGTGCTACGTCAGGTGGAAATTCGGATTGAACTCGGAAGATGCGGACAGGAATATGGAGGCTTACGAGAAGCTGAAAGGCGACCTTATACATAAGCACCTTTACAGCAGGTACAAAGTGACTTTCACAGTCACGGAAAGCGCAGCAGCAGCAGACCATATAACTGTTACATTTAACGGCAAAACGGAACTCACCAGCACGCTTGGGGTAGCAGTATTCTACATACAGCCAGGCAACGGATATGAATATTCCGTGCTTAATGTAACAGGCAGAATAGACGTCACAGGCGACACAACAGTAGAGGTGGAGGCATAAATGTATTTCTCTGAAATAGTCACACTAAGGACGGAAGTCATAACGGTCGACGAATACGGCTTCACATCTACGACCAATGTCGATGTGGAAGTATGGGCAGACAAAAAGACTGCCACGCGCTCGGAATTTTATTCCGCGCATACGGCAGGCATAGAAGTGTCGGCAGTGTTCACGGTCAATGATTATTCAGACGAGAAAGTGCTTATCCACGACACTAAGGAATATGACGTTATCCGAGCTTACCGAAAGGGCGAGGGCGAGTACGAGCTTACCTGCTCAGATAGGAGGGTGTGATGGCGCAGTTCACCTACTACCCCGATAAAGTTTTTTTGGAACAGTTGAACAAATTAGCTGACGAGAAGCTCATAGAACGAGTGCTTAAAGCAGGGGGAGGCGCGATGGTTCCTATCCTTAAAGCCAATATCCGCTCTGTAGTAAAAAACGGAACGGGGGACTTAGAAAAAAGCGTCAAGGTTTCAAAAATAAAGACAGATAAAGAAGGCAATAAATGTGTCTATATTCTGCCCACAGGGAAAGACAGGCACGGGGTTTCGAATATGGCGAAACTCGCATATATCGAATACGGGGTACGGAGCAAGAACCGCGCGCCGAAGCCTATCGTGTTAAAAGCCATTAAAGACGCTACGCCTGAAGCTGAAAGGGTAATGCAGAAGAAGATAGAGGAGCTCACGAAATGACACCTTTCCAATTGATAACAGATGCAGTATCGCCACTAAAAGCATACGCAGACCATAACCCAAAGAAGGAAAGCGAATATGTGGTTTTCAACATCGCTGACGACAGGGGAACGGTTCACGGGGACGACCAGCCTACGCAGAGGGTTATGGCTGTACAGGTCCACTACTACGCGCCGCATGGCACAAACTACCTAACCACGATGACTAACATCAGAAACAGGCTTGCAGCGAAGGGGTTCACTTATCCCGTCGTGCAGGTTCTTTACGAAACAGACACAAACTCGCACCATTTGATTTTTGAGTGCGAAATAGAATTGGAGGCATAATAAATGGCAAAAATAGGATTGAATTATCCCGTCTATAAA